ACAAAGAGGTGACAGCCATCCGTGTAGGCGAACGGGTGGTGGCGACGGTCTATATAGGGGCCAGGCTGGTTTGGCAAGCCATCCGGAGCTGTTTCGGCGCGGGCTTTTGGCGCGGTGACAAACCCTGGAGCCGAACGGATGGCTGGAAACGGATGAAATAACTTTTAAAGAATAACGATATGGCGAAAAAAGTGTATGACGAGGACGGTCTGGATATGCAGAAGACCGATTGGTCCGGTGACGAATCCACGGGTAATCTTCCGGTGAGCGGCCGGTTGGTGGAGAACTATATCAAAAGTATTGATGACAAGGCCACCCCTACGGAGGAGCTGGCCGCCGGTGAGACGAAAGCCCCCACGAGCGGCGCGGTGTTCGCCTCGCTGGTGGGCACCGTGACGAATATCGACGTGACGGACAGCGAGGACGGCACTCAGTACGTGATGACAGTCACGCAGAAGGATGGCGAAGGCGGGGAAAGCGACAGGGAGGTACGCTTTTCCAAGTATAGCGACGATGACAAGGTGGTGGTGAATATAGACCTGACCGATGCTTCGGGTTCCTCCTTGCCCGCTTCCCAGTATTTGTCGTTGGGTACCGGTTTCGTGGTGAGATATGCCGTTGGCGTGGGCACGGCCGGTGGCGGCGAGGTGAGTGGCTACAGCGACCTGAAGGCCAAGGTGGTCGTAAAACGTGGCTCCACGGTCCTTTCAGAATTCCAGGATGCGGAGTTTGTCGGCGTTACGGCCGGTCAGAGCTATACTTTTGACGCGTCGCCTTACCTGAAGGATGCCACGACCTACACCGTGCAGGTGGAGGCGCAGGCCGGTTATGATGGCGGTACGCTGATGAAAACCGCTACCGCCAGGGTGACGATGGTGGCTATGGAACTAAGTACCACTTATTCGGTTGGGAACGGACTTGCTGACGGGGGATACCGGAACGACGTGAACATCCCATTTACAGCTAAGGGAACGAGTGGCGAGAAGAACATCTACTACCGTATCAACGGCGGGCAGCCCTATACGCTTGGCCTGTCAGCCGGTTCCGGTGTCCAGCAGAAGAACGTCACCGTTGCGCTGAGTGAAATGCGGGAGGGCATGAACGTGGTGGAAGCCTATGCGCTGCACGAGAACTCCGGCGTGGTGAGCGAGATACACTACCTGACCCTGCTGAAAGCCGGGGAAGGTGTGACGGCCTATGCCGGCATGATGTTCAACCACCGGGCGGCAGGGTTCCAGCGTGACTGGAAGCACCCCGTACTGGAGGCAGAGCAGTTCACGGCGTGGAACTTCACGTATGCCGGCTATGACAGGGATGCGTACACGGCCCGTGTGAAAGTGACCAGCCGGGGCAGTGTGGTGAAGGAAGACCTGCTGCAGCGCGGTGAGACCGGCAGCTACGGGCGTACGAACGTGAACGTGGAACCGCTGGATTACCGTGTGTCGTGCGGTGATGCCGTGCTTGAGGTGCAGGTGAACACCACATCGCACCCCGACATTGAAGCCACGCTGGCACCGGATGCCGTGTGCACGTTCGATGCCTTCGGGCGAAGCAACACGGAAAACAACCCGGAAAGCTGGGTGAGCGGGGACAAACGGATGGAATTCCGTGATGTGCTGTGGAGCGTGAACGAATACGGCGCAGGAAGCGGCTGGCACAAGGACCGCCTGCTGCTGGCCGGCGGTGCGGGCATGACACTGACGGCAGACGGCGGTTATCGCCCGTTCAACGAGGCGGACAAGCCCGAGGGTTTTGCCATCCGCGACGTGGGCATGACGTTGGAGATAGAATACAGCACGGCCAACGTGACTGACACCGACGCGGAGCTGATCACCTGTCTGGGCACCCTGCAAAACGGCAACCGTTACGGGCTGGTGGTGACCCCGGAGGAGGCGAAGTTCCTTACCGGCGTGGTGACGGAGGCGATGGATGCCGGTCAGGTCCTGCGCTATGAGGACTCGGTGGGTACGAAGTTTGAACCCGGTAAGAATATCCGCATCACTTACGTGTTCTATCCGGACGTGGAGACCAACGAGCAGCGGACGCTGATCGGCTTCTATGTGAACGGGGAGGAGTCGGCCGCCTCGAAGTGGCTGGACAAGGTGAACTTCGACATCCGGAGCCAGCTGGAGTTTAAATCGGAGGGGGCTGACCTGAACGTGAAGAGCGTGCGCATCTATAACAAGGCGCTGACTTCGGACGAGGTGCTTAACAACTACATCGTGGACCGCAACCATCTGGAGGATGCCGACGGGGAACCGGGCGTGCGTTCGCTGGATGAGGACAACCGCGTGCTGAACGAGGGGGACACGGTGAGCATGGAGAAGCTGATGGGACTGATGAAGAAGCGGCGGAACTCGATCCTGGTACTGATAGGCACGGGCAGCGTGGGCAGTGAGGTGCCAAGCGAGAGCGACACGCTGAACGTGATGGATGCGCTGGCCCAGCTGAACAACAAGAAGGCCAACAAGCTGTGCCGGGAAGTTAGATTCTACAACGGTGAGAACCGGGCGCTGGACTGGATAGCCCGTGACATTTATCTGCGTATCCAGGGTACCAGTTCGGTGAACTATGCCCGCAAGAACCTGCGCTTCTACTTCCAGAAGACAGCCAGCGGTTACACGGCACGGATGAGCTACGGCGAGATAGACGGTAACGGGCAGCAGAGCAACCCGACAGCTACGGAGGGTAAGAAGAACCTGTTCCGACTGCGGGACAACTCGGTGGGGGCGAAACTCGCCTGTGCGAAGTGTGACTTTTCGGACTCCTCCATGACCACCAACACCGGTGGCGCGAAGTTCATCCATGACGGCATGAAGGAAATGGGTATCCTGACCCCTGCCCAGCAGTATGCCGCCGACCATGCGGATACGTGCAAGGAAGACATACGCTCGGCCATTGACGGCTTGCCCTGTGACCTGTTTGTGGCAAAGAGTGTGGATGAGGATCTGACCTACTACGGCCAGTACAACATGAACAACGAGAAGAGCGACAGCTACCCGATATTCGGCCAGGACAAGACCATCGGCGAAGAACAGTGGGGGACCGGTGATACGCTGAACTACCTGCAGGCGAACGGCGACCGGCCGAAGGAATACCTGCCCATCTGCATCGAGACGTTGAACAACTCGAACGACCTGTGCCTGTTCCGCTGGCTGCCGTCCACGGAGCCCGACCATACGGACTTCATGGATTTCAACTTTGACGGCGGTTTCGAGTTCAACCATCCGAAAGACGTGTTCTGGAACGATGGCGGAGGTGATGCCGAAGAAGAACCGAACATCAAGGAACACCTGGGCACCGGTGACAAGTACGACAAGATGTACAAGGCGCTTGACCGCATGATGAGTTTCCTTTATAAATGCGTGAAGGAAACGCCTGCCGGCAAGAATCTGGCCTATAACAAGGAGACGCACACCTTTGACGGGGTGGACTATGAGGATGACGGCAACAAGTTCCCGACGGCCAAATGGGTGAGCCCGACCTTCAAGGCGGAAGCCGGGAAGTATTTCAACCTTCCCAACCTGGCCGCCTACTACCTGTATGTACAGTTCAACCTGGGTGTGGACCAGCTGGCGAAAAATATGCTGGTGCGGACATGGGACGGCGTGATGTGGTGGATAACCTATTACGACGGTGACTGCCAGCTGGGTTCGGACAACAAGTCGTTCCTGACCGGGAAGTATGACGACAACCGGCAGACGAAGCGAGACGGGGCCTATGTGATGCAGGGACACAACAGCTGGCTGTGGAACCTGATACTGGGCAATATGGGCAATCTGCTGGAGGAAGTGATGACCAGGGGTGTGAACGGCGGTACCAGCTTCATGAGTGCCTTCAGCATCCAGAAGGCCGTTGACCATTTCGACACCGAGCAGATGAAGAAGTGGTGCAGCCGGCTGTACAACAAATCAGGCATCTTCAAGTATGTGTATCCGTTCCTGAACGAGATGCCGGTGGGGGCTGACGGTGCCAAACAGACGTATCCGCAGATCTACGGTCTGAAGGGTTCGTTGAAAGCTCACCGTAACTATTTCATCCAGCGCAGGTATGACCTGAAGCAGGTGGAGTACGGTTATGTCTCTACGCTGGGCGCCCAGTTCTACCAGAGTACGGCATCGCTGGACAAGGCATACAAACTGAAGCCGATGCAGTACCGGCTGACCATCCCGTACCGTGTGCAGCTTTCCACCAGCAACGGCGTGCAGGCCGACAGCGGCGTGGTGGATGCGGACGTGCTCCACTCCCTGCAGCTGACCCGTGCCTTCGGTGAGAACGACCCGCTGAAGATTATCGGCGCGGCCAAAGTCAAGGAGCTGGTGTGGCATGAGGACGCGTTCGCCATCGGATTCAATTTCGGCTTGCTTACCTCATTGGTTAAACTTGACATGAGCGTGGAGAAAGCCAGCGGTTATCGTAACGGTTCATTCATGGCCTCGACGAACGGCATGCTTCTTCTGGAAGAGCTTAATATGCGCAACAACCTGCTGGCACGGAATGGCGATAACGGCAACGTGACGACCTTGGACTTGAGCTGGCAGGGACGGTTGAAGAAGCTGGACGTGAGAGGCACGGGGCTTACCCGCGTGAAACTTGCCACCGGTGCGCCTGTTGTGCAGTTATGCTTGCCGGAAACGATAGAGGAACTGTTTCTGGAATATCTTCCCAGGTTGGCAGAGAGCGGATTGGTACTGGATGGCATCGGTAACGTGCGAGGCTACCGGTTCATGGGTTGTCCGGGCATTGACGGGTTTGCCATGCTGGAACGTCTTCATCAGGCCAAGTTGAACGGTAGCGGTAAACTGGAGCGTTTTGTCCTTGACATCGATATGGAGGATGACGGCAGGCTGCTCGGGAAATACTACGATTATGGTACCTATACCTCCACCGGAGCGATAGACAACCGTCATTCCGGATTGCGTGGCAGGCTCTGCCTGACAAAGTACATGGATGACGAACAGGCCGACCGGTATCGTGAGCGGTATCCGGAACTGGAGATCGTACAACCGGCCTACAGCATCATCGAGTCGGACGAAAGCGCTCCGGACGATGCCAACATTTCCAACCCGGACAACGAGACCGGTTATAAGTATGGCAATACTTACGTCATGAATGCCCACGTGGCGGCGATCCTCAAGAAGCGCCACCGTGTGCTTGCCAAGGTGACGAAAAAGCCCACGAGCCGTAAAGTGGAGATGGCGGGCCAGACGGTTGACGTGAACAATCCGGACGGCGAGATGACCTATTGTCCGTTGGATGATACCAGCAGTAATAAATACTACGATGGCAGCGCAGCCAAACTTGACAGCAGCGAGGGCGACTGGATGATGTACGAACCGTTCTTTTGGTCGAAAGGTGTCAATGACTACCTGAACGAGAAATATTACAGCTGTTACAGTTCCAACGGCCCTGACGATATGCCTCCTGTTCCGGATGTGACGGTGCTGACGTTGGACGACATCAAAGACACGCAGGGCGGTTTCCTTACAGAGCGCAAACTTTTGAGTGGCAAACCCACGTTGAAGGATTCTTATAGCACGGACAAGACCTATTCAGTCTGCAAGGTGGATGTACAAGGCTATAAGCGTGTACGTTTTCCGAGTGTTCCCGGTACGGGTTTGGTCGGCAGTCTATTTGTTGACGGCTCCGGAAACGTGGTCAAAACCATCGTGGTCTCTACGATCGGTCTGAAGTTCGAGGCCGGCATGTACTTGATATCGGATGTTCCGGAGGACGCCACGGCCTTGCACTTCTCGATCCTGAACACGGCCGAGTTTGACAAGGTGGTTCTTTCCAACTCCGACAAGATCGAGGATATGGAGCCCGATTGGGTGGCCAACGAGGAACATCTTTGCGCGGTAGTAGGCAGTAGCGTGGTAGGTAGCAAGTTGCGTTCATGCATAACAGGTAATTCCACGACGGCCAGCATGAACTGGATCGACTTTCATTATTACTCGGTTCAGCGCGGTATGCAACAGATAGACGCGTTGATGCACTCCCGTATAGCGAACTTGTTTTACGCAAGATATGGCCGTCGTGACAGCCAGGAACAGTGCGGAGGCGGTCAGCATACGAGCAATCGTATCACGGGCGGTACAGCCGGTTATGGTATGCAGGATACGATCGGTTATGACGAAGCGTATAAAATAAACGACAAGATCACGAATTCCATCGTGGACGGTTCTATCCACCAGTACGCTTGGTATCGTGGCCAGGACGAGTATGGTTCTCCGACCGTGACTCAGGTAAACAATATCAGTTGTCTGGGCTATGAGGACATCTACGGCCATAAGTACGAGATGATGGACGGTGTTGATTTACCCAACGATAGTGGCAACCAAGGTAAATGGCGTATTTGGATGCCGGACGGCACGGTGCGTTGGGTGAAGGGTAAAACGATCAGTGACCAGTGGATAACAGGTGTTGCCCATGGTAAATACATGGATATCGTACCGGTAGGAACAGCTAACGGCTCGTCCAGTACATATTATTGCGATAAATATTGGATAAGTACCGCAGCCTTCCGTGTGGTCTATCGCGGGTCCTCCAATGCGTATGCGAGTGGCGGCGTGTCGAATGCGAATGCGAATAGCGATGCATCGTACTCGAGCGCGACTGTCGGCTCCCGTCTGGCCTTCCGCGGCAAACTCGTTCGGGCGGAAAGCGTGGAAGCGTATAAAGCGATTCGCGAAGTGTTGTAAGCGCAAAGCGCCAAAGCGTGGAGCGAAGCGACTAAAACGAAAGAACGGTGTTCGGATGGTTTCCGAACACCGTTCGTGTTATTATAAATACCGGCGTAAGCCGGTCGAAAATGTTTTAAGAAAATGAAATTTGATAGTGCTTTAGTATGTGTGAGAGAGTGCACAACACACCAATTTATACTATACAAATGTAGCGATTTTTGGCGAGATTACCAAATTTCTTAGTAATAATTAGAAGTGAGAAATTAAGCGGAAAAGGGCAGGGTAGGGGGTGTTTAGGGGTGCGAAAAAAAGAACGTTTCGTTTTGGGAAAAAGAACGTTTCGTTCCCAAAAGTCGAAACATTTCGTTTTGCGGATTATATAAAAAAGAAAGCATACGTTTTGTGTACTATAAAATCAGTTGAAGATACTCAATACAAAATTGAGGATTGCCGACCTGGTGAAAGTGATTTACCATTTTAATTTATATGGAAAATGCAAAAACATAAATTCCCCTATAATTGGAGGCTTTCAGAAGCCAAATTCACGAAAGATAAAGGCAAAGTGTTCTCTTGCTTTGCGTGTGGTGGTGGCTCTACAATGGGTTACAAGTTAGCCGGATTTGATGTAATTGGCTGCAATGAGATAGACGCAAAGGTTAATCGGTGTTATGTGGCTAACCACTCACCCCGATATAATTTTTTGGAAGATATACGAACATTGAGAGAGAGAGAGAGCTACCGCCCGATCTTTACAATTTGGATATTTTGGACGGTTCTCCCCCATGCTCCACCTTCTCCATTGCCGGAAATCGTGAAAAGGATTGGGGTAAAGAAAAGAAATTCAGAGAGGGGCAATCTGCACAAGTTCTTGATACGCTTTTCTTTGATTTCATAGCTTTAGCAAGGGTATTACAACCAAAAGTTGTAGTAGCCGAAAATGTGAAAGGTTTACTTATGGGAAGTGCAATAGACTATGTTAGGCGCATATATAAAGATTTTGATAACGCAGGCTATTATTGTCAGCATTTCCTTCTTGATGCGTCAAAAATGGGTGTTCCTCAGAAAAGAGAACGGATCTTCTTTATTTGCATTAGACATGATTTAGGGATCAATTTTTTGAAGGTATCTAATCTGTTTAACGTAGAACCATATATAAACATGGAGTTTAACGAGGATTCTATAGTATATGGTGCTTTTGCGGATTATAAAGGAAGAGCCTATGAAGGCAGAATGAGAGAACTTTTTGAACTCAGGGAACAAGGGGATATAGCACTATCAGAAGCCTATAAAAAACTCACTGGTAAACGTGGCTTTTTTAATCAGCAGTTCTGTTATGAAGATAGAGTTTGTTATACATTGTCTGCACACCTGGATTCATTGATACCATTTAAGCAGCCCGTCTATCTATCCACTTCTGAGGTATGTAATATATCCACGTTCCCACAAGATTATAATTTTTGTGGTTTATCGCCACACTACATTTGTGGTATGAGTGTTCCACCCGTAATGATGGCTCAGATAGCCACACGTATTTATGAACAATGGTTGTCGAAATTATGAAAGGAATAACTAAAGCAGCAAAGCAAGCCAACGGACGAAGCCAGGCTTGCGCTACGTGTCCTCTAAATCGAAGTAGAGGTGTTTGTTTACCCGAAATACAAAGGGTTTGCTCAGATGCGTTTGTAGAAGGATTTAAAAAAGGTGTAAAATGGCTGCAACAAAAGCAAAAGGAGGTATAAAATGAAAATTAAATTGAATTGGACATACGCCAAAGGTGAGTTAGATACCGATACATTGAAACTTATTTGCCTACCAGCACGAGGTAAACGCTTGTTTGGTGCAGATGAATTGGATGCAGAACTTTGTATAAAGGACGGGATGAATTACCAAATAGCCGAAATTCATTTAGGCGATGTGGAAAGCTCAAACATTCTTTGTGAAGAGATCGCAAGACGGTTTAATGAGTTTGATAACTGGCACGAGTGTAAAGATGATACGGAAGCTATGCCGGAAATAGGAACAAATTGCATCCTTCGTGTGGAATATCAGAATTTAGATGATGGCGAATGGTACACTGATTACTTAACATCTACTTGGGGGAAATTTGGTTGGGCAGAAGACTATTTGGAACGAATAGCAGACATTGCCAACGAATATAGGATAACCCACTGGAAACCCATAAACAAACCGAAAGGAGTTGAGGAATGAAAGATATTATTTTAAAGAAGATTAATCGGGCAGCATTCAAATATTCAGACTATATAGCAGCTTGTGATAAGATAGCGAGAGAAGCTCAAAAACACATTGATTGGAGCGATAGAGTTTCGTGTGAATACTATCCGGCTGATGGTATATGTGTAGAAATTGAAGAACACGTTTGTCATGCTTTCACATTCTTTGAACTTGTAGAAGAAGCCAAAGATGGAATGATTAGTGAAACACTATATATTAGAAATTGTATTTGAATGAGTATGAGATACGCACTAAGGAAACAGAATAAAATAGCATCTGTATATAGTGAGGCTTATTTGAAAGAACACATCATAAGCAGCCTTGATTCTTATTTTGGCAATACCAGTGATGAGCGTATAACGGATGATATTTCACAAGAGGGATATGTAACCTGCACAGGAGAAGATTATCCGCTTTTGAGAATAAACGACCTTACGGATGATAACGCTATGTTGGAGTTTGCCGTTATAGGTCAGCAATACGATGTATTAAAACTGTCCTTCTTAGGACGTATGAAAGGATAAACTTATGAGTAAGTGCCATTACATATACGATAAGCAAGCTGGCAAAGTCTTAATACCTTGTTGTTGGGCTGTTGTTTTGAGCAATGATATACGGGATTGTACTTGTAGGAATGAGGATCTTACGTTTGCTCAATTTGAACGTGAACGATATAACAAAGAACTTGAAAAGCGTAATTCTATCATAAAAGAGCTACAGAGCGAAAACAAGTATCTACATAAAGAACTAAAACGGCACGTTACTTTACTAAGTAAAAAGAAGTAGCATTTTATTTGTTATACTTAATAGAATAAACTATATTTGTATTTGACATGAGAATAATTAGAACACATTCAGGAAAGGAAGTCAAGATCTTTGCTGAAACTTTTGAGAACGAAGCATACGACCAGATTAAGAGGCTGGCTAATTATCCTGCCTATGAAAACTCTATTATACGAATAATGCCGGATAGCCATGCTGGTAAGGGGTGTACTGTAGGTACTACAATGACAATAGCCGATAAAGTAACGCCAAACTTGGTAGGCGTTGATATTGGTTGCGGTATGCTTACTGTAGAATTGGCAGATCAATCTATAGACTGTGAGAAATTGGATTCCGTTATAAGGGAAATGGTTCCCAATGGGTTTAATATACATGATACTCAAAAGGCAAATTTTGATTTTTCAAACCTACGATGTGCGAAGCAAGTAGATTTAAATAGAGCTTATCTATCACTCGGTACACTTGGAGGCGGTAATCATTTTATCGAGGTGGACTATTCAGAAAGAAGCCATAGGTACTATTTGGTTATTCACTCTGGCAGTAGAAAGTTGGGAGGCGATGTTTGTAAGCACTATCAAAATTTGGCTGCAAATACAGAAAGTGATCGGGCGATTGAAGTACGCAATACTATTGCCAGATTGAAAGCAGAAGGCAGGGAAAGGGATATTCAGGAAGCGATTAAGAATATTTCAATTCCTGGTAAGGACAAAGAGCTGGCACATCTTTCAGGTGGTGATTTTCACGACTATATTAATGACATGGCAATAGTGCAACGTTTTGCTGTACTTAATCGTGCTACTATGGCAGCGATTATCATTAATGGGATGGGATTTACTGAGGTAAATAGATTTGAAACCATACACAACTATATTGATTTTAGCCGTATGATCCTTAGAAAAGGTGCTGTGAGTGCTGAATTAGGCGAGAAGCTATTAATACCTATAAATATGCGTGATGGTTCCCTTATCTGTGTTGGGAAAGGAAATCCAGACTGGAACTATTCAGCCCCACATGGAGCCGGACGTTTGATGAGTAGGAGTAAAGCAAAGGAGTTGCTTAGTATGGAGGAATACCAAAAATCTATGAACGGAATATATACCACTTCTGTAAGTAGAGCGACAATAGATGAAGCCCCACAAGCGTATAAGTCTATGGAAGAGATTAAAAATGCTATCACTGATACAGTTGAGATCATTGATACGATAAAGCCAATATATAATTTTAAGGCATCAGATTAGAACGCTTTAATAAATGGAATGGATTATGAAGTTACCGAAAGTTATTCATGTAGAATTGAGAGAGCCGTACAATGGGAAAAGACACTTCTATTTCGGCTCTATTGCTGCGATCTTTGACGAACTTTCAGAGGAACAAATAGGTATCAAGAAAGAAAGTCTTTGGAACGTAGATCTAAGTCGGGTTGAGTATCAAAACAAGTATTGTACAATCCGTATGGGCGTGCTTATAAGGAAGAAAACATTTAGAGGTAATACTAAAATTGGAGGTTAATATGTTAGGTGCAATAATAGGCGATATTGTAGGCTCACGGTTTGAGTTTAACAATACAGATAATTATAACTTTGAGTTGTTTACGGAAGAAAGCACTTTTACAGATGATACGATTTGTACTATTGCTATTGCGGACGCTATCAACAATGGGGAACACTACGAAGATACGTTACTGAAATGGTGTAGAAAATATCCAAACCCTAAAGGAGCATACGGAAGCAGCTTTGCACGTTGGATAGCCTCAGATACACCACAACCATATAATAGCTTCGGTAACGGTTCTGCAATGAGGGTTAGCCCCGTAGCTTGGTTCTTTGACGACTTATATAGAGTGAAGAAAGAAGCGGAAGAAACCGCTATCGTAACCCATAACCACCCGGAAGGCATAAAAGGAGCTGTAGCGATTGCACACGCTATTTATTATTTGCGTACTACCAAAAACCTATCCGGGCTTGAAAACGAAATGCAAACGTACTATCCTATGTTTATGATCGGAAACTATTACTCTGGAGTATTTGATGAAACTTGCCAGGGAACTGTACCTATCTGCCTGAAAATTGTTATTTCCAGCAATTCTTTTGAGGATGCAATAAGGAAGGCTATTTCGTGGGGAGGTGATAGCGATACTATCGGTGCTATTGTAGGATCTATGGCAGCAGCTATCTATGAGATCCCTAAAGAAATAGTAGATCATGTATTCAATTTGTTGCCTATTGATATGCTTGATGTTATAGGTAACTTCTATCATAACTTAAACAATAAATAAGATGGCTGATAACTGGAACAAAGCCGGATTCTTTTCTGGCATAACGGAAGATTATTCAAATTACCATTGGTACAAAGGAGAAAAAGAGAATCCGTATAAAAGTAATACTTTTCACCCTTTGGCAGCTTCTTTTTGGGAGTATGAGAAGGAGTTTCATTATTCCTACTTGGATGCTTGCGACACAAAAAAGCCTTTAGATGAAGCGTACAAGGAATGGAAAGAGCAACTATTATCAGAGCATTTACCAGGTAAAAGCCCGAATCCAGAAGGAGATACAACCAACTGGGAAAAATCGTTTGAAACAGGTAAGAGGGAGGTGTAAAGCCTTCCTCTTTTTTTGTGTCGTGCCTAAATTAATAACATAAACGGATTAATTTTCTCATAAATAGCACTATATTTGCAGTTAGAAATAAAATATGAACTAATATAGCATTGGCTATTGTTGCGAGGATCAAGAAAACGACCAAAATTTCAAACAGCCCTCAGAAACAATGTGCTAATGCCTGCGCTATGGCGTGGGCATTACTCTTGTATGGGCTGTTGGGTACTTGGTCGTCCCTCTTGATCGTGCAGAGTAAGCCCACGTTTTTTTGTGGGTTTATGGGTAGTCAATTTTAATAGGTTATTAACCTCTAAATTGCACGATATGAAAAATTTATTCTTATTTTTAATGTGTCTTATAACTTGCAACTCTATTCATGCTCAAAAAATTGTCAAAGACGAAATAGATGAGTTTACAGGTAATCGAATAACTGAAACAAATTACATTAGCTTTAGTGATGGTTTTACTTGCGCTTTGCATAAAGTTAATAATACAATACTTTTAAAGACTACCTATAATTGCGGTGATAAAGTTTATAGCATGGAAAAAGGAGCCGATTTAATGCTCAAATTAGAAAATGATAGTATCATTACATTAAACAACGAAGAGGATGCTGTTGCTGAATATTGGAGTCTAAATCTTGGAAAAACCTTTATTGAGCATTTTAATCTTAAAACAAGATATATTATTCCAGATGAAGTATATACTTTGTTGAAAACGAATAAAATTCGGACGGTTAGATTTTACACTACAGATGGCTATATAACTGAAACTGTATCAGAAAAACGAGCAAAAAAAATACTGAAGCTATTTAGTTTGTTGAAGTAAAATTGTATGTTTTCATCTGTTGAGAGCTGATGATAGCTGCTTTAGGGCAGTTCAGAGCCATTGCCAGCGTTGGTAATGGCTCTTTCTTATATCTCTTCCAGCTCAACTACCCAGCCTTTTCCAAAGCCGTATTTTCGTGTTTCTTCCTGATAAACATTCAGCACCTTAAAACGGGATCCGGCACGAAACACAATTTCATCTTCACTTGCATAATGGGAAATGGCTTTTACATCTACACCCTTCTTACTTTTGATAACCAGCATTAGGTTATCTCCAAAGATAGCAGTTCTATCAATATTGGTAGTAGAGGACATGAAGGCTTTGTTTACATAGGGTTGCCCGGATGATAGACACGCTTTCATTTCTTGAATATACTTATCCAGCTTCATTGCGTCAAAGCTGATCCCTGAGAATACAGTACCATTATAGCGAGGCATTTTTTCTAAGGCAGCATTACAAGCCGGATAATATTTTTGGCATAATCCCCCATAATCTTGTACTTTGCCAAAGTACGGATCAACAATACCATAGCCGTAATTATTACACCACTTGGAGCCGTATGTATAGCGGTTTATCAAAGCAAGTTCATCTACAGATATACCCGTTTTTTTGCTATAACGCTCCATTGCTCCAGCTTCACTACTATAGTTCTGCCAGCGTCCACCGATGGCGTTATTAGCACTATGATTAACTGGCGCATTTACATACTCTTCCAGTGCTTTTTTTGCCAGTTCCTCAGTTTCTCCATTCAGTTTAACCAACTTGCCTTGTTTTGATACATACTTTAAAGCCAACTCCTTTTTATAATCAGCAAGCCGGACATAACAAGCACTTACTTCACTATTCCACTGACTGCCGTATAGATCCATAGCCTTATCATATTCAGATTGGAGCCGTGCTATTTCCAGCTTTTCTTGTTCTGTAGCGTAAAGATCCAAAGTGGATCCGTCCGCACCTTGTTTAACCAGCTTTGCGAGCCGAGCCTTTTCTATCTCTTGTATTTTGGCAGTCGCTTTTGCTGTCAAGGCTTGTATCTCATTTGCAGTCGCTTCATTGGCTATAGCCTCATTCAGTTCTGCCAGAATCGAATTTAACGGTTTACTCTTGCTTTTATAGTTCAAAATAGGCTTGGCAGCATTTACGGCTTGTTGGTATTGAAATTTTGCCTCAACTATAGCCAACTCTTTTTTAAGCATTTTCACCATTTCGGGAGAAGTCGGGAATTTATTCTTTTCCTCAACCCAATTAGCCTCAAACTTTAGCTTCTTGATTTGGTACTCCAAATCACCAGTAGAGATTTTTGCTTTGAATGAATCGAAAGCCTCATATAGCTTTTGTACGTTTTCTTCCCCATATTGAGCAACCAGCCCTTTGTAGTGTTTTTGCTCAGGTGTGAGAGGATGCAAGATTTCTTCTATATCCGTATAGTTATCCTTGACGAAATAGGGTAGAGTGCCTTTTGTTTTGGCTTCATTCATGCGATCTTCGTTATCCTTTACCCATTGTACAAATTCATCTGGAAACTCCGTTATTTGCCCTTTCTTGCTTATTTCTTCATCCTCTCCAGCCAGGATCTTGTTAAGCATATCCTCTATATCATCTTCACCAGCTAAGATCGGGATCATGTAACACCGACAATTCGGATGCCAGCCAGTCCATTTAAACGTTTTGGGATATTTGCCAGCAAGCTCATCGCAAATATCATGGCATGGGTGGTTGTTTGACAGCTTGATTTCATAGCCAATTATAAAATCTAATTGCCCCCATCGTTCAAAATCAGCAGTTCTGTAGGCTATATTGGTTTCTGTACGTGCCAAACGTTGGGCATTACGGTATGAAGATCTATATACACCACGTCCAGGATGATATTTCTTTGGGTTATCATTTACCCATTTATAACTTTCAGTTTCTTTGTCATATACCCTACGTTTCCATACACGACCATACACAGTATTTCCGTTTTCATCCTCACCGACCTTTATTCTGAATCTTCTGTAAAAGCGATCAGGATCTTGTAGGTAGGTCTGTATTTTGGAAGCTAACTTGTTGGCTCCTGTACCCTCTCCTATAGCCAAATCCAAGCAGTTTTCAAGCTCTTCTTTAAATTGTCCTGTGTACCTCCATACCTTTTGCGATAGGCTTAGCCCTTCTTCTCCAGTTTTCCGAGCAAAGAAAGCGTCCATAGCCTCCATATTGCGCTTAAAGAATCGGGCAAAGTGGTTATCATTGATAGAGTTTTCACCGAACACACTTTTTACCAGCTCATCGTTATGCTGATTAGAAAGCAGCCATTCATTTTGTACGTCATTCCTTATCTCTTGATACAAACGGCTGTACATTTCTCTAAATATGGCTGTAGCCTCATCACTATAGCCATATTCGGAGAAAGAGAACGGTTTACCTTCTTCCAACTCCGTACCTTTTACCAGGTTAATAATCTGGAGTAAGTAGTTTTGATAAATCGCACGTACATTAGCTGCGTACCCTTCTGTACGTTTAAACAGCTCTTTTTGTAGCTGCGTGGAATTGACGTATTTAGTTTTTGCCATTGCGCTTTAACTCAAAGTGTTCACAGTGATCTTTATTTAAGAATTTAGAGTATTTGAAGAAAGGACACCGACAAAGGAAGAAATCACCTTTATAATCCTTCTCGTGCCAGTCGTAAGAGTGCTTGCAATCTCTACAATGGTACTTTGTTTCTGATAGCTTTACTTTCTTTGCCATTATTCACCTCCACCGAACACATCTATTTTGTTTAACTCCTGCTGCTTAGCGATGGCTTCTAAATCTTCCTGCTTCAAACGCTCCATTTCCGTTTTTGCATCTTTGATAAGGTAACTCATTTCCACATAAGTTTGTCGGCTCATCGCTCCATCGTTATACTGCTTTGATATATCAGCAAGAATATCGCTCACATCTTCACCGAATGGCTCTTGAAACTCATGCCCTAACTGTAACGCTTCATATTCGGATTTGTGTTGGTAGTCCAGAACATTACCCAAAATAGCACGTAGCAAATTACCCGTTCTATTCATGTAATTATCGTGGGTTTCCTTTCGTTTCTCAGCCTTAATCACTGCAAGAAGCATTACTTTTCTGATAGCTTTAGCAGACAGATTGCCCAGGCTCTTCATATTGTCAAAATCTATGTTGGGAGTGAAAGATTTTGAAAGAATATGCTTATCCAGCCGTTCATATTCGTTTGCCTTACTTTGTGAAGCCTGATCCCATGTAAGGTATTCAATCTTACCACCATTCTTTAGAATGAATAGTTTTGCCTCTTCTTCTGCTTTAGGTAAGCTATTAAGCACCTCTGCCGTTGCGACCATTGCCGGGTTAGCGAATCTATCATTTACATCTGCATCTGTAGATTCCATGCTTTCTACACGGTGTATCATGGGCTGTGTTCCTTCATGCTCTAACTCTTGTTCAAAGAGGATAACGGGAATTTTCCCTATCACATTAGTGATTGCCTTCACTTCCCAACCTACACTAACACGCTTACAGTAGTAAACCGTATCATCTTTGTAAATATCCACATGGTAAATGCTCCGATTGCCGGATTCATTCAGATAATACCCCCAAGCAAAAGCAGTCATACGCTTATACTGATCTTTGATAAGGTAAATATCATCACCGTTTTGTTTAGATAACACATTCAATAATACATCTGGTTTTCCTTCTTTATTTCGGAACACATGAAATAGCATAGCGGAAGTACCCTCAGCACCTGCAACACGTTTAGCCTCTCTTACATTGGCGTTGAAGCGTAAACGCTCCAGCAGTTTTATATATTGCTCAAAAGCATAATCAGTACCCTTGCTTCTTTGCGTCCATTTTACTGGTCTGCCATATAAGAAAACAAGCGCAATTTCATTGATAAAAGACTGATAGGGGATAGGAATTTTCCAACGCTTTTGCCATCTAAGGAAATTCCCTTTCTTATCATAAACGGCTTTATCTTGCCTTTTCATAACCTCATGGTTTTCTACCTTGTACTCCAGCAAGGCTTTTTCAGCAAAGCCGGAACGATCTTGCATATAGTTCAAGGCTCTTGAAATATCCTTAGCCTCCAACAAAGACGTAAAATTTTGCTGATAGCCTACAGCAGCTTTTACTTCATTCTTGATAACATTAAAAAATCCCATAATTCAAATTTTTAAATAACTCCTAATCTTGCTTCTATATCATCTGGTATATCATACTCGTTATAGTCAAACCAACAGCGCATTAAAAACACATCTCGCCAGTCTGGAGAACATCTAATTTCCTGCTTGATTTCCTCTTTCGGTTTTAGCTTTAATTTGCCTTCTCCGTCCACATCCCATGTTTGCAACTGCTCCAGTTCAAGGATAATTTGCTCTTTGTCTGCCGAGCTTAACAGTTCCTCATTGATCCCAATCTCTGAGGCGTTTATGTGTTCTGCCAGCTTGTAACCGCATTGTGTTTGCAAGTTCTGGTAGTTCTCATCCTTTAAAGCACGACTGTTATTTACAAAGCCTTGTATGTCGCAATTATCCACCACGCCACCGCCTACACCGTCCTCATCAGCGATACACCGCCATTTAGGTATTCTGTATTTTTTCTGGAAGTGTTGAATACATTTCTGTATGTCCGTAGTTTTACTTAGTGGAAAGCATTTTAAGTCTATGATCGTATAACCATCCCAAACGCAAATCCGGGCGTAATCGGATCCAAATCGGGCTATATCTGCTGTTATATAGTTTTTCCCATTAGTTATTGATAGCAGATTATTAAAAATGGCTGTGATCGCATCGTGAGAACAAAGTGCATTGGGGTTGTCATCATACTCCCAATTACCTTTTAGCAAACGCTCTCTTTTAACCTTATCTTTGGTTGTTCTCAAACCTTCTATGTAGTCTGGATCTATGAAGGGGTTTTCTTGTACCAAACAACCCAGATAGTACATATACTCAGGCAATATACCTTTCTTGAATGGAGTGTAAAAGGTATCATACATCCAGTTCTTTTTAGGGTTACACGTGATAAACAACTTTCGTTTTAACCCTAACTCATTATTCAAGTGGCGACCTACACGAGTTTTAAGAGTGTCATAAGCACCGAAGTTTACTTCTCCACCTTCTTCTATCCAACCGCCAGTATATTCTATAGATCCGTATCTTTCATAAAAAGGATCTCCAGGCTTATACATCAAATCCAGCAAATCTATACGGGATCCGTTGTAAAACTCTATATAGTTATACTGCCCATTGTATTTATACAAAGTATCTTCTACTCCGTATTGATTACAAACCTTATAGAAAGTTATTAAGGTAGATTGGGTAATACGCTTTAACTCAGCTCGACCAATAAACCATTTGGAACCTGGATAACAAAGGCACATAAAAAGAAGCCAGGCAGCACCAGTCCACGACTTAGCACCACCAGCACCACCACCATACAAAAACTCTGCGTGCTCATTGTCTGTAAGGATCTGCAAAGCCTTTTCCTGCTTTTCGTGCTTCTTTCCATCCTTAACAGTAATGAAGTCAAAACAGCCACGTTTAAACAGCTCTATTTTGACTGCAAGAGCCATTGGTATTTGTATGTTTTTATTTTTTGCCATTCATCTTTTCCAATAGTCCATGATAAACCAAAAGATCTTCGGTTGAAAGTTTGGATAGATCCGGCTCCAGTCCACCAGACACATTGGCGTTTATATCCCCTTCTATCGGTTGGGCTGCTTTGCCAAAAATCCTATCAAATATCATTTCAACCGTTGAAGTCCGACCAAAGCGAATATCTGTGAAGATTGCACTGATAATATTGCACACCCAAATAGGAGTAGTGCTATCTTCTCTGTTTGCGTCAGCCATGATTTTATTTAACTCTCCTTTGGATCGTTCAAGAAGAAACCGAATTGTTTTATAATAGTCCTCTTTGCTCAGCTCATAATCTACTTTTTTACCTGTAAGCTCTTTGAGCTGTTTATACATTGAGGGCTTCCGACCATTTTTCTTTGGTTGGTTTTCGCTTGTGAATCTATTCCCTATGTTATTGCCTTTCTCAAAGAGTGCCATTCCGTTGTTTATTCGTTGTTTTCGGTGTATATATACGCCATTTAAAGGAAAGAAAAAATCAGATAGGAACTCCCACCTGATTAATTCTTTACCTGGTTAATTTATCATTGTTCCTTTTGTTCCTGCTCCTGGTATTTTGCCCAAAACCAGGCTATCATATCACCATCATACTTATCCATATAATAATCTAAAGCGTCCAACTCATCCGATAATGCTTCGGCTTTGTCTATTACATCATTGAAGGCTTCTTGTTCTTCTTCCGTAGCCATAAACGGATCATACTTATCATTAAGCTGCTTTTGAATAAGCTGCTTTTGTAAATCTGTTAATTCTATTTTATTCATAGCTCAATATTTTATTATGTTTTCAGCAAATATACATTATAATTTATACTTTTTGATTATATTCTTAGCGGATTTTGTGTACTTATCTGCCTTACCATGAACGGCTTTTGTACATACTTCTGCCCAGAACTCGTTTACATTGGTTTTGGCATATTTACCATAACCTTGTTTTGACTTATCATTTTTCCACCTTGTATAGAGGCTTTTTATTACTTTCTTCGCTGCCAACGCATTAGGATTGCTTAGGTGGCTATTCCAAGTTGCGTGTGCCAACTCGTGAGTAACAATATGTGCTACTGGCTTGTTGGTTTTCGTCAAGTGTCCGCTTTTGTAGCCTTTCTCAGCCCATTTAGCAACGCTTTGGGTTGTGGTGTTTTTCCCATTGAAAACGGATTTATTCAAAACGACCTGCTTAGATACTCCATTTTGGGAAATATGTACTCCACCCGTACCTGCCTCCAGTTGTCCGATTTTAATATCTTTCTGCCTTACCCCCAAAACAGAGTGAAAGCGTGAGATACTTTCTTTTACAGACTTGTACACCTTCGGGTTTTTTATTGAAGCCAAAGGCTCCAATTTACCCACCTTACCATTGTAGTTTGCATCACCTTTCGGCAAACCTCCATTACTTCCGCTTGTTTTTGCCATTTCTTTTAGGTTTTACTGGTGTTGTTATTGCTGTAAATGGCTTCCAACCATGTACATTTATTCTCGCTTTTGCCGTTTCGTATGAAACACATCCGATTTTATTTACCCAATTCATCAGAGAATCACACACACCATTAATTACTATATGTTTATTACTTCGTCTATTATTACTCTGAACTTTCATAGTAACCCAACGGCAGTTACCAGGCTCATAATTCCCGTTTACATCTATTCGGTCTATAGTGTAACCTTTTTCTGGTCTTTGTCCTACATCTTGAAGGAACATTTCAAAATCATCTGCCCATTTGCTATACATAGTTATACCCCTGCCTCCATAATTGCTATAATCTTTATTATTTGGATTAAAGCAACGCTGTTTAATCGCATACCATATACGGTACTCAGGAGGCATTACGCCATTTGGGGTGAAATACCCTTTCTTTGTATGAGCTTTTTTAACTTGTTCTAAATTATAGCAACCACATGATTTTATACTACCAATTTTTAAAGCACTTCCTTGTGCTATATGCTCCTTACCGCAATCACATTTGCACTTCCAAATGCTTTTCCTTTTGTCATTCAATCCTGCGTATTCGACCACAACCAATTTGCCAAATCGCTTGCCTGTCAAATCTAAAATTTTACTCATCGCTTACTATTAATGAATTGTTCAACATACACTAAGCTATGCTTTGCGCAAAATTCTTTTACTTTATCTCCACCACCATACACAATAAGATTGGGTATGTCCTTACCGCTAATTTCTTTTGCCGTTTGTAATTCATCTTTGAGATATTCCAAACGGTCTGAATATCCTCTTGTACAGAAAGCATTGTATCCATCTGGAATACCCATACGGTTATACTTCTTGAATTTGATACTTACATTCAAATCCGCATATACCTTTATTGAGCACTCCTGAAAGTATCGGCTTATCCAGCGTTTCTTGTAAATCTGTTGTAAACCGTAAGCTATCGGGGTTGTATCGTAAACGGAAAGGTTTGGCTCTACCAACGCTTTTACACCACTGGTTAGCACCTTGATCGGATCTTTCCAAATAGCTTCAAAGCGATAATCATCTACATAGAAGTGGTAAGTAGCAACATCTTTCCTTAATCGGCTATCAGCTCCCCAGGGGGCAAAAGGCAAAAGAAGTTTTCCGGCTTGTTCTTCCAGCAACAAATTAGGAATGTCAAACTCATTATTGCTCTCATACAAACAATCGTTAAGCATGGATCTGTAAAAATCCTCTTTTTCATCCGCTATCGGATCATCTTCCGAGCCTTCCTCTTTCTCGTTATCCTCTTGTTCTTCATCGGCTGCTTCCTCATCTTCCGGCTGTTTATCCTCTACTGGAATATCTAAACCGATAAAAGAGAAATCAGCCTTGTTGCTCCAATCTCCAAGCTGTAGCTTTTCAAAATCCCATTCACCATTGTTGATGTTATCCCTTAGAACTATATCCGCTTCCTGCTCTTCGGTCAGGTTGTGGTACAAGATTGTCGGCACTTCCGATATTTTCAGCTTCTTTGCAGCCTTTATCCGTTGGTGTCCTGCCAGTACATATAACTTTCCTTCACGCTCAGATAAGGCAATAGGGCGGTGCTTCCAGAAACCATTTATGCGGATGGAATCTACCAAACGCTCTAAATCTCTCTTGCTTATCTTTCGTGGGTTATCATCCAACAGAGTTAGATCCGAGATTTTACGGTAAACAATCTCTATCTCTTCCATGTTAAACCTCCTTTTCAAATTCAGGAATACGGGCAATCTTTCTGAAAGCCTCCACAAAGCGCATCAACAGATAAAGTTTCCGCTCCCCTAAAAACATAACCTTATGCCCGTCCGTCATTCTGCCTACAGCGTAAAATTTTCCTCTATAATGCAATGGCAACGGGAATTTATCATACACATAGATACAACCGTTCTCTATACTCGTGATCGTTGCCACCCTATTAAACTTACCATCCAGATATACGGTAATAGATTTACCTGGTGTAATCGGATCATACGGTAGGAAAAGATTTGCAAAGTGCATAGCGGTAATGAATACCGCTAAAGCACCTGCTACTATAAAGATAGTTGTCGTAATAGTCATAATATCAATGTTATCAATTAATGCAAAGATATAAATTTTGGTGTATATATACGCCAATAAAGAGCAAAAAACATCTAAAAGCCAAATACTAACATGGCAGCATCCCTACTATGCTCGTTGGTTTGCTTTTTCCATCCCGTAAGCTGCTTGAAATATTCCTGGCTCATCTTTGTTATATTCCGTTTAGGAGCAACCATTTCAAACTCAACACCAAGTTCGGTAAGGTAATCTTCCCAAATTGTAGCATCACGTTTTACGGATCCTACACCTTGTAGCCTCTTCCGTTCCTCTTCACGTGTCATTCTCTCTGTACCAAACCAGGTGCGTTGTCGTGGATCTTCCACTCTTACTATGATTTTATCGCCTACACCCGTCTTTTGCATATCCGCATAAGACTGAACAACCGCCATAGCCCTATGAATAGGCATTTGTTTTACCATTTCCAAAGAACGCTTTCGGTTATCCCAGATAGCAATCCCGGTATGTACACCTGTATCAATCCCTATATAGATCATTCTTTCCCTTCCTCAAATTCAACATCTGTCGTATCGCTAAAAGATCCTGGAATCTGATAAATCACTACGGTATTATCGCTAATCTGCTGTTCCCTTGAAGGCATTAGCATTGTCATAAGACAATTATTCGGAGCGTATTTATAGCGAATCTCCTTAATCATTGGCAAACCTATAGGATGTTGGCTGTGAATAGCAACGCTCAGAAGGTTACCAGTCATTTCAACTTTGACAATAGCGCAACCATGAAGAAATGTACCAAACCGATATTCCCCGAACTCATCTTTTGTAAACGGATCGCTTTTTGCAGTTGATTCAAGTTCTTTTATAAACTCCGGGTTAAGTTTCTTCTTTTTCCAATACTGAGGAAGTTGAATATTAATCTTTTCCATAACATTACATTTTATATGGTGAAACAATATCGTAAATAGATTTGCATACTTGAATGTCATACAAGGCATCATGTAGCCGGCTTTCGTCTATTTCTATACCGAGTGCCTTTGCTACAGTTCCTTGCTTGAAATTTTCCATCTGTGAGCGTTGAGAAGCCAGATAAGGAGTTGCCAAAACCATTACATCTATAGAATTGCTCCAGAAGTAAGATCCGAAATATTTATCTCCATTCTGTAAAAACCATGCACGGAGAAACTGGTTATCAAATGAAGCATTATTATAACCAGCAAGGAAAAACTTATCCTGCTTATTGTACTTGTCCACGTATTTGTTCAAAATAGCCGTAAATTGTCCGTACACATACCCCATTGCCGGATAAGATAGAATCTGCTCTTTGGTTACACCAGCCACATCTAAAGCCTCTTGCACTATTTCCGCTTTAGGGTTAGGCTGTACCTTGAAATCAAAGGTTTCTTTTACTTCACCGTCTATAACGATCATACCGCTAATTTGGTGGATCCCATGTTTGTTTACTAACGTCCCTGTAGTTTCCAGGTCAAAAAACACTACTTTCATTTACTCAATTTTTTATATTGTTTCATTGCATTACTCAAACTCTCTGTTTTATCCAGAAGGATAGCCAGCTTATCCACATCTACCATAACACCGCCATCCAGATAAGCCCACACCTTACGGAGTGCCTGAGCTATCTCTTTGGCTTCCTTAGCCTCTTTCTGTACAGCGTTAATCTCTTTATTGGTAACAGTCCTTTTCCCTTGCTTTTCGGCTAATTCTACGGCTTTTCTCGTGGCGTTTACTTGTTCCTCTTCCGTATCGTAATTGGCTACAATGTCCTTAGCAGCAGAAGCCGATATTTGTTTGTTTATAATACGTTCCTGAATCTCTATAGGGAGATCCATTAGGGATAAACATTTACTCACAAAAGCCGGAGATTTTTTAAACTTTTCAGCTATCTCATTTTGGGTATATCCGAACTCTTCTTTAAAGCGTTTGAACATGATACCGCACTCATATTCAGAAAAACGCTTTCCCTCATTTCTCATCATCTGCTCGATTAGAAGCTCTTCCGTACTTGTGTCTTTAGGCAGCTTCAAAGCCTTAATGTAAGGAATGTTTGTACCCTCTTCAATCGCAAGCATAGTAGCCCGATAGCGTCTTTCACCATCCACCAGCTTGTACCGTTCTATACCGTCCTCATCTTTGAAAGGAAGTACGGTAATAGGGTTAAGAACTCCTTTAGCTTTGATTTGCTCCTTTAATTCCTCTAAATCGAAATCTCTACGAGCATTGAAATCATCCATCACCACTATGTTACGTGGATCTATTTGGAAAATATCAGTTCTTTTTGTTGCATTAGTTTCCATTTTTATTAACTATTGGGTTGATAATGTTTACAGCTTTTCTTTCTGGCTGTTATCCGTTTACCTAACTTGTAGCAATACATTTGGGTTGTATGAGGATAACACCAATAGTATTTACATTCGCTACAGTGATTATTCTTCATCATCGAAATAACCTTCGTTTTCATCTAAAAAGTTATCAAAAGCATCATCGCAATAAGAGCCTTCACAAAGAGAATCGAACGTATGATCTATTTCACCTTTTCGCCAGGGGCAAAACTCGCAAAGTTCATCACCAAGTTGCTCTTTTAATTCTTGTTCGCTCATATCAGTACCGAAAATCTGTAAAATGAATAACTACACCTTCAAAAACATTCTCTTTGTTGTTCCCGAAAAACCATTCTACAAAGTCCTCCACGCTCAGACCATCATTTTTCGCTACTTCATGGATTGAAACTTTCTTGTTGTCTATCCATATTTCAGGGTAAGCATCCTCAGAGCTATATGTCATGGTTACGTGTTGCAGTCCGATTTTGGGTAATTGGGCTATTTCCTTTTGCTCCGAATTATACGGTCTGCCAGTCCATTCACGTATTGAAAGATATTTTTTACCAGAAACAATATCTTTATACCGTCCATTCCATACATTTTTTGCGTTGTATCGGATTGTATGGATCTTACTTTTGTCTTTCAGCTTCTTTTCAAAGTCTGTAGCCTCGCCAGCTTTGCTATGAGTTACGGGGAAAGACTTGCATAAGGTCAATATTACTTTTTTCTTTTCCATCTTAATTGTTGAGTTTTATATATTTACCAGGTATATTAGAATATTCCAGTATTTTTGCGTTTTCCTCACCAAAGGCTATAAGAACGCTACCGCACCCTGGGCTATCTCCTTGTGTACCATCTGGTCGATAGAATTTTATTCTACCCTTCACAAACATTATTGCGCTTGCATTTGGGAAAATGAGATCTTGAAACATCTTGCTATCACAGCGATTAAAAAGCAATGCTATACCGTTGTTGTTCCTTACCATCTTTTCCACAAATCGCTCAATAAGAGGGCGTGAATACGGAGGATTTAACCATACTCTTACCCCCCCCCATTCAGTTTTTAAACCATCCTCAGAAGGCGTTATATGTCTTTTGGCGGTGTTCCACAAACGGTTTTCAGGAGCGCATGGATCAAGATCAAAACTCCCTAAAGCGTCCACTATCCATTTGGGAGTGTACCACTCATCCGTTGTCTGCTTACTTCGTTCAAAACTCGTATTCATAATGTTTACTTGGTAAATTTTAATATTCCTTTCCGTGTTTATTTTCCCTACCTTCGTTGTAATACATCTTTTGCTCAATATGCCACAGTAAGTTAATTTTGAGAATTTCGGATAATCTTCGTATCTGGTGAAGAGCATAGTTAATCTGTTCTTCCTGAGAATATTTGTAGTTCACCAAATCTTTTACGATAGCATATATATTTTCTGTAAAACTTTTCTTAGGAGTAACTACGTGTTGCAAACAGAATCTATTTAAATTCAGATTATTTGCTCCAGCAAGATCCAGTAATCGAATAGCAGCATCCGCTAATTCATCTTCTACTGTATCTTTCACATACTCTTCAAAGTTTTCTCTGAAATACTTGTTTTCATGGTGGAAAGTACGATCATCGAATATTGTTTCTTTTCTGTTGGCTGGTACTCTTGCAAACTTATTTCTTCTATGGGCGTTCACAGCTTCCATAAGCTCCGAAATAACCAGGCAAAGAAAGTGCTTATCGCTTGGTCTGCCTTCCCAAAATCCATGTTTTACTGCGTTGGAATGGGCTTTGTCTTTTAACTCGTTCCAATTTATCTCACTCATTTTCTATAACTCTTGTTTTGGTAATAAATACGTTCAAACATTTCTTCCATCCGATCAGCTATTCTTATACCGTAACGTTCCCCAAAATCGGAATCTTTGAGATTGGAAGTTGCGATAGTGAATAACTGTCTATCATATCTGGCATAAAGCAGTTCTACCACTGGTGAGAACTCGTTACCCCAACTTTTTACACTTGCTGGTTCAGTTCCTATATCATCAATAAAAAGCAGTTCTTGATTTTTGAGCTTATTGAAGTACATAGGATCATTAGCCACATTTTTTGCCAAATCCAAAGCTGAAACCCGGAATACACCTTTTCGCTCACTGGATATGGAGCTATTGTGTAGAATACCGATAAGGTTACAAATCGCCTTGCCTAAAGTAGATTTGCCGGATCCCACTATTCCATATAGCAGCAATCCTACTTTATAATCGCCAGTAAGCCATTTTGCAGCCTTTTCTATTTTCTCCAGTGTTTCCTTATCTTCCTGAAACGGAATACGCCTTTTGCGCACCTCATGCTGATAGCACATAAGCAGCATTTCCTGAACTGTTCCCTTAGAATATCCTTCTATTCTAAATCGTGTTTCTGTAGTCGTTTCCAGTTGCCGATCCAGGATCTTTTGAAGCTGATTCTTTATGTTTATATCCATACTTTTGTATTTCTTCGTTATATCTATTTACTACCCAGTTTAGTATGGCTCTATAGTCAGAACTATACTTTTTCCCTTTTGATCCTTTATAGTTATCAAGTATTTCAATCATCCGTTTGGCTCCTTCCTCAGAATATTCAGCGCATAACTTAGCGTATTCATCCCTTGTTAGTGTTACGAACTCAGCATACTTGTATTTTTTTGCCTTCTCAGCCTTTTTTTGCTGCTCTGGCGTTAAAGGTGGTGGGCTTTCTTGTGGAAACAGTAAAACTTCCTGTTGCGGTTGTTGGGGCTGCTCTTGTAGGATCGTTTCTGCTTCTGCTTTTGGAATGAAAACCCTTGCCTTAGTGATCTCACCCCCTTTCTTACCTGCCAGCCTTCTTTTCTCACTTATCAGGTTGTCTTTTACCATACGCCTACTATAAATAGCTCCATCTTCCCGAACTTCACACACCTTGTTTTCTATCAAAGAATCTACCCATTTAGAAGATCCTGAGCAATCCGTACCTATGATACGGGCTATATCCTCTTTCGTACAAGGCTGTCCGTTTGGCATAACCATAACACCACGTTCTACACTTTCCCACATATAGCATAACATATCCATCCACAAGCCCCTAACGTCTGGTGGAAGTACCCTTAATTCAGGACACCTCAACCAATCGCCAACATAGAAAGGCATAGGAGTTTCTTGTTTTCTTGCCATAGAGAGAATTTTTAAGGAAGCCGGGATAATTCCCAGCTTTCCTATAATTATGTTTGAACGGTTACACTTCCAGAATTGCAATATCGGGGGCAATATCCTTGATCTTATCCAGCACTTCATCAATACACTTATCTCTGTAACTTTCCATCACTTCATTTGCTCCTGGCGAAACAAGTTGCAAAAACACTTCTCCATTTGTCAGATAATGATCGAACTCAATTTCGATGGGCTGTTTTGCAGTTCCCTTGAAGATAGCCATGTTTACGGTAAAGCTCTTCGGCAAATTACTTTCTACCTGGCAACGGTAAACATCAGCAACGGAACCAGAAGGATCTCTTTGTTTCTCAATCTCTGCCTTTGCTTTTGCATTGAAGTTTTTGAGATTGGAAACAAGTACCATGCACTTTTCTTTATCTTCAAACAAACCACGATTCAGACGCAAGAATTGTCCTAATTTGGCAGGGATCCAGCCCTTTTCACCATCATTAATACCAAACTTCTCAAACGTTTCAGATACTTCAACCGTACCAGTGAATGTGTTTTTATTGTAATAATCATCTTCGTTTACAGTGAGCTGAATTGTCATTTTCTCACGATTCACAACGACATTTGCACGTTTCTGATCTACAGTACCTATTCGCTTGGAAAGCCATTCATACGGAGTGGAGATAGTGCCGGAAACACTGATCTTTTCCGGGGCTTTGGTTGCAAGCGGTTGTTGTGCTTGTGCTGCGTCACCAAGTCTATAAACTACTTCAATAGGTTTCTCTCCAGTGTAATGTTCGATGTTAATGTTCAAACCTTTGTTTTTTTCTTCCATAATGTTTTAAAAATTAAGATGTTAATAAATTAATTATCTGTGCCAGTCAAGCGCACTGCCATTTGAATTGTTTTCTGCCTTTCTTCCGGCTTCATAGGTCTTTCCTCCAGCAAATAACCGTCTGGCGTATAGTAACCTACTCTTCCTTCGTCTTGATCTATGAACTTGTAGCACTCACCTTTAATGTACTCACCGCCTTTTCTCAAATCATCAAGCATTTTTCCGATCCGTTCTTGCAGTGGCTTCATTTTCCCTTTGAAGTCAGCTTTAACTACATCAAAATTTTCTGTCAGTTCTTGCATCTGTATCTGAACTTCTACAAGGTTAGCCCGAAGCTCATTAGTTTCTTCCTGAGAGAACTTTGAGAGATAACTTTTCTCTACGACCTCATCGCAGCTATCACGTAAAATTTGCGCTCTTTGCTCCACTGGAGTATCAGCCAACATTATATCTTTCATTGCAAAATAAGTTTGATTATTAATGAATTGAAGTCTATTTGAAAGTGGTACTTATTCAAGAGAACAAACAGTAAGATTGCGATTCCTAATATGTTATCTATAATTCTCCATGTAAACCACTTCTTAGGGATAAGGCTTAAAACAATCAATGCAAGAAAACCTATCCATTGAGAGCTTATCAAACCTATGAAGCACAATATAAGGTAGATCCAGTTGCACATTCTCCAAACAGCGAAAACCGGGCTTATCTCAGTAAGATCGTTTTTGTCCTTATACTTTTCCACAGCAGCGAAAACTTTTTTGCAAGCTGCCAAATTCAGCACTTCAAAGAAAAGGCAGAAGGCTATCAGTATATAAAATATTGTTGTCATTCTTGCACCTTCTTTACATTAAACATCAAATAATCAAACCACAATTCAATGAATTGCTGCCCGAAATACTTTGCTTTCTCTCTTGATTCTTGCCAAAGCCGAGAGCCGACATCCGCACTCGTACTCGAGGGGGCGTGAGCCGTACTCGCATAACCGAAGCCCGCACGATTGTTTAGAGCGTCAATAACTGGAATATACACAAGCCCTTCTGTTTCTTTGATTTCTCTCTCAGTCCACAAAGCAAACCAGGGGAAATAGAAACGGCTGCTACCGCTTGCATCCGGTTTAGGCTGGTAATTCTTACCCCACAAAGCCCGGCTGATTGTTTCAAGTTTGATTAAGGCAATAATCCCTTTTCTTACTCCAGCAGAACGCAAAGCCTTCTCATCAATAGGGGAACACTTTAAAGCAGCACACGCATCCTCATAACTTCGGATTGTCGTGTAATCATCAAGGGTAGGGGTTGGTTTCTTTTCACCTTTGCAGAACAAGGCTACCAACACGTTTTTCACTTCTTCACTTTTAGCAACGTCTAAAGCTGCCTTTACTTCAATCTCAGTAATTTCAATTACTTTCATCTTTTAAAGATTTTAATCGTTTGACAATTTTGTTAGTTAATCGTATCGCATTATCCACTCTGGTACTTCTACCTTCGTGTGGGATATTTTCTATTAGCACTGGAATAAGCCGGATAAGCTCATTTACCAAGTGATTGGGTATTTTCTTCATCGGCTTTCCTCCAGTTAGGATCGGGATCAGGTATTTCTATATTCAAGTATTCCAAAGCATACTCTCTGAGCTTCTCGCAATATGTTGAGAATGTTAACGTGTCCATTGTTGCAGTTGATCCGGGAAATTCTATAATCTCACCCGTATGTTTGTTTACTACTTTGTCTTTAGTCATTTGAGCCTTAAAAAACTCGTGTACTTGTTCCACGCTTGTAAATTCCCATCCGGCATTAAGCAACCCATCTAACAGCATTGGATAGATACACCCCCATAGCCAGCCGTTTTGATCGTTGGAACGTGGCTTCCTAACCTTTTTCACTATTACCTGGTAAATCCCATCTACCGAATGAGAAAACAAGTCGTATAACGGTCTAAGGTTGAATAGCCCACCCTTCTTTTCTATCAAAACTTTATTTGTCATATAGCTGTAGCTGTTTTTCTAAACTCTTTCTAACTGCGTGTATAGCTCCTTCTCTACCTTCAAGGCTTCTCAGGTAATCTTCCAGCTCCTTACGTGTTTCTGCGATATAGTAGCCTTCACTTGTGGCGATCAGCCCAATCACCATACCCGAAAGTCTAATATGGTTGATAATCTTTCTTATTCGTGGACTATCAATTTTACACCCATAAGACTTTAAAGCCGAACACATCGCTTTATTTGTAATCGCTTTATATTTACCCACCTTACCGTGAAGCCCTTGTACTATGAGAGGCAGAATAACTTTGTCCTCATAATCGGTTAGAGGTTTTGTTTGCTCTGAAAATCCTTGTATCATACCTAAAAATTGTTTAAGGTTATACTCAAACCTGGTTTAGCAGCATAAACCGCCTTTCCAGTAATTTTTTGCACCTCAGATACAAATAAATGCTCATCGCTGTTATTAGATGAGAGGTGTAAAAGAACTATGTTTGCAACGTTGCTCAAATCGTTTTCTTTTAGAGCTTGTTTGCAACTTTCCAGCTCCATGTGAGAAACCATTAATCTGTTTCTTTGTGTAGGAAGGACACGCCCGGCATTAATGCTTTCTATCAGTTTTGTATCAGAGTAATTACATTCAATCAGTATATGATTCAATCCAGAAAAAGTATATCCAGACTGGCAACTATCCGTTAAAAACATAATACTACCACAATCCGGGTGCTTAATGAAATAGCCAACACAAGGTACATCATGGAAAGCAGGGAAGGGGATCACCCGAAAACCACCAAGCAGATAGCCCGATCCTATTTTAATGGCTTTTACTCTGGAACCTTTCAATTCCTTGCTTTCTATCACTTCTGGAAGAGCCAATACATGAAAGCCACAATCTACCATTGCCTTAGCATATTTAGCATGATCGTTATGCTGATGAGTTATTAAGCAGCCTACGACTTTGCGAATATTGAAATCCAAAGCCTTTTTTACGTCTATGAAACGTATTCCAGCCTCGATAATCAAAGCCTCATTGCCGTTATCCAGTATGTAGCAATTACCACTGGACGAGCTGCCCAAAACTCTTAATTCCATTCCCATTAGAAACCTGGCTTATTTTCATTGGAAGCCGTTGCAGTATTGGCACTGGTATTAGAAACTTCCTCAAAGCTAACATCTGATACATCAAAACGTTGTGTTCCCATTGTGGGCATAGCGTCTGTATGCTCTTCCGCACCCTCAACATCATTTTCAAATGCTTGTTGCATTTCTATAGAGAGATAGCCGTATTTACTAAGTAAATTTCTGATAACGGTTTTGATAGCCATCCCATGAAAATTACCGAGCCATCCAACGGTTTTACTGTCTGCCGAGAAAGGCAGTTCGGCAAGTTTCATAAGGCTTTCTACGGTTGTTTCCTTCTTTAACCCTTTGGAGTAGCGTTTGGCGTGGGTAGCCATTTGTTCAACAGTCATGTACAACGTCTTAGAGAAGCCGTTAAGCAATTCAAAATAGCAGAAGTAACCTATGATCTTATCAGACTTCTTTTCCCCGTCAAAAGCGATCTCGCCAGTAAGTCTGTTCACTTTACGAACTTCACCATCAAAAACGACATCTGCGTTAATGGTACGGTATTGATTGGATCTTTCCGCAAGCTGAATATAACCCTTGTACCCCAGTTGAAACGTTGGCTCCATAACCTTGATATACTTTTGGATAGGCTTACCGTCTGAGCCTATTTTGGGCTTACCTTTTTCGTCCAAGTCATCTACTTTTTTGCTGTTATTGAAGGGGATAATGAAAGCGTACCCCAAAGCCTTATTGATTGGCAATTTCAAAACAGCAGCTTTCAGACATTCCGCTACAACCGCTTTCGGCTCACATAATTGTAAATTTGAATCCGAGTTGTATAGATCAATAATGGAAGCAACAAATGTGGAAGCGTTCTTAGAAAGCGCATTTTTAAATTGTTCCATTACAGAAGGAGCGTTAAGCATAGTTTTCAGCACATCTATTTTTTTTGCCTGTACTGGCATTTTCGTTGATTGGGTACTAACTACTTGTGTACCACTTGAATTTTCTTGTGTCATAAAATTATTATTTAAAGTTGTTTGTATTCTTCCATTGCTCCATTTCCGGCAACACGTATCATCAAAGATTTATCTTTGCTAACCACGAGGTTTATTACTTGCGACATGGTAGGTATAAGATCGTTCACACTTTCCCGATTATCAATGAAAATGGGTGCTGTAATACCTACAGATCGACATATAGCGTTTATTATATCCAGCCCGGCATTGATTTTTGAAGCATTGTTTACATCGGCAAACGGCACACCATCTACAGAGCAAAAGCAGGTTATAGCCTCATTCCCATTCAACTTTTCGCTGATAAATGAGAACTTAACCAAAGAGAACATTCCGTTAATACGTTCCATCAGCTTGTTGTCTTTTTCTTTCTGGAAGTCTTGTACCAAAAACTCCAAACGTTCTTGTTCTGCCAGAGCTTCATTGTTTTTATCTCTTCTATCCTCCAGATCCTCAATAACTTTATTGGAACGCTCTATAGTATCACGTTTACCCAGCTTCTTATTCAGCTCATCTATAGCCTCAGAAAGAATAGCCTTAGCTTCTTTCAGCTCTGTTGTGTCTATAGGTTTGGCTTCTGCCTTTAACTGGTTTTCAAGATCTACAATTTCATTACTGAGAGAAAGCCAGGTAGGATCGGAAAGAATGATCTTTTGTGTATCTTGTTCTTCCGGCATATTCCCTTTACATTCATTGATATTATGTACCAATACTTCTTTCTCGTTACTCAACTGAGTTATAGCAGCTTGAATAATTGAACACTGCTTTTTAAGCTCTTCAACTTTTGCAGCTTTTTCCTTGCCTTCATTTTGCACTGCTTTCAGTCGGTTTGCCTTGTTGAGATTAAAGTTGTCCTGTAATTCTTGTTGCTTGGCTTGAATATCTTCTACCTCCAACTCTCTTTTACAAGTCGGGCAAATAAAAGCTCCTTCCGGGTACTGTAACGTTTCCGCATCTATGGCATAGAACTTACCTCTCAATACTTCCAAATCATTATTTAGAGCTTCGATAGTAGCTTTGATACGAGAATGATCCTCTTGTTTACGGGATATTTCAGCATCCTTGCTTTTAACTTGATATTCCAGCTTTGAAATATTATCCAGTACGTCATGGTAGGATTTATTGGCATTTTGTCTTATCTCATTTTCTCTTTGCGACTTGGCAAGTTTTTTGTTCCCGATTTGCTTTTGCAACTCAGATTTGGCTTTGAACTCTGCTTCTATCTGCTTGCTTTTATCGGCTAACTGGCTATCAATATTTTTAATTTTCTCTTTTTTGTCGGCTATTTCCTTCTCCAAAACCGCCCAGTCCTCACTTTCAGGCATTGCATCACGTACCGAATCAATTCTACCAGGAATACCCTTTAACTCATCTTTGATAGCTGATTTCTTAGAGGCTATTTCTTTGGCTAATTGCTCTAAGGTTCTGCCTGAAATAAGACTAATCAGCTCTTGAAACTTTGGATTGATATTGGCTACTTCCTCATTTGTAACGTTACCAGCCATTTCAAGCAGCATAGCTTTCTGATCTTGCGCCTTCATGGTCGGGAAATATAACGGGTTAGTAATCATTCTAAAAACATCTTCCGGCAAGATCGCTGCTACTTCCGCATCATACTCCTTTTTCGTTTTGAGCTTTACACCATTCAAATAAAACTCTGTAGCATGGTTTTGAAGGACACCAGCGTTTACACCACTTCCCCATTTTTCAACATAGTTACGTTGCAGTTCAACATCTCTGCCATTGATAGACAATACACCAGTTACGCTATGTACAAGGTGTAAGATTGGTTTTCCATCTTCTCCCAACGTTTTAATGTTAAAGTTGGTATCAGCCCTATTCGTGCTGTCCTTCCCAAATAACAGCCACAAGAACGCATCTTGAAGCGTTGTCTTTCCTGTGCCATTTCCACCACAGATAAAGGTATTTTTATCTGTAAACTCTACTGTTAGATCCTGAATTTTCTTGAAATTCTTTAGGATCAATTTCTTTAAGAATACTTCTTTCATAATTTGTTTATATAAGTGTCTATTTTCTCTGTCTTTTCGATAGTTAATAATTCAGCTCTGGAGTATAGTATTTTGGAGCGTTTCTCTGCTCCATTCCTTGTAGGGTGTACAAGTTGCTGGCGTACCCACCGTTTTACACGAGCCTCACCGAATGATTTATAAGCCTCCCTTTGGGAAATGAGATCTTTTGCCGGAAATACCATTTTTGCGTAATTAGCTGCTCCAAGTTCTGCCATGTCACGACAAAGGTTTTTAAGCTCGTATAGCTCCAGTACAATACCCATTATCTACATTTCCTTTTCCGTAGTCTTTTAGCCCTCAACATTTTTCTGAAATAGTGCTGTACGCTTTCTGTATTGTACTGGTTATCTGTATAAAGTACATAGAACATCAGGAAGCACATAGCCGTAAATAGAAGTTGGTGCGAAGCTGAGAACGCAATAGCACATACCAGGCAAGTAACCCCTAAAGCACCGAATATGGAGCAACCAACCAAATTTAAAAACGTGTCCGAACTCATATCAATGTTGCATTATTGTTATTTGAATAAGTTGTTTTGCATAGCATACCGCATAAACTCAGGGAACGAGTGTACACCGACTTTTCTAAAACTGTTTTTTCGGTGATTATTAACGGTATTCAAAGAGATAAATAATTTGTCTGCTATTTCTGAATCTGATTTGCCTTCATAAAGCAGCCTCATCACTTCAAGCTGTCTATCCGATAGCTTTGAATTAAATTTGGGGGCGCAAATGATCTTATCGCTTTTACACTCGCCACGTAGAGGACACCCGACAAATTCAAAACGGAAATTCCAGTTCTCATCAATATCTATCACATTATCGTATAGACCAAAGTTGCACTTTATAAATCTCCGTACAGCCAAAAAATCACGGTAACGCTTATTTTCAGAACTCTTTGAGTAAATTTCCATTAAAGCCGTATAAGCCTCAGTATAAAATTCTCTCAGTATTTCCAAGAAAGCCTGGATAAACTCAGTATCACTTTCTCTAAGTTGCCTTTCCGCTTCACCTAAAGGACGCATAGTAACTTCGCCTTCTGGTGTGGTGTAAAATTCGATAGGTTTCATATTACGATGCTTCAGGGAATAAATACTTGGCAGGAACTTTAAACTCTTTCTCTAAAACAGATTGCGCCAACGCATCCGGCTTTTGTGTTCCAGCGATCCAACACCGCACGGTTTTTACGGACTTCTTAGTAATCTTAGCCACCTTTTCTACAAATTCAGTTTTAGGAGCTTTGATACTACTTCTTTCGGGCAAATTCTTATACATTTGCGTAAAAGTAGGATAGTCTTTTTCTGTTAATTCGCTCATTTTCATTTGAAATATTATCACTCCTATAGGTTATTTTGCCTATATTTGTGGTGTTATTACTTTTATTACGTTGCAAATATATGTAACATTGGTAATATTACCAAATAAATTTCGTAATATTTTAGTAATATTTCAAGGAATATTACCGTGTTATATTTAAAAAAGTCAATAAATGATTGATTTAAAAAGACTTAGGAAAGAAAAGGGAATCACACAGAAAGAATTAGCTCAACTTCTTTCATGTGGACAGAGCTTTATTGCCAACGTAGAGAATGGCAGAAGGGATTTACCACCCGTCAAAATTGAAATATTAGAAAGGAAATTTGGTAATATTTGCAGTTATATTACCAATGATATAGAAGAGATAAAGCCGATAGAAAATAAGCCTAAAACCATTGCGCCAAAACAACATTCACAGACTGAAAAAATGGAAGTATCTACAGATATTCTGTTTGCTGGTGCAGACGCTTTTTCCAGGCAGCTAATACAGCTAATGAACGAGAAGCTGATAGCACCCTATTCTATGATTACCGAGAAAGAAAAAGAGATAGAACGGTTAAATAGAGAAATAGGTCGCCTCGAAGCATTGTTAGAGGTAAGCAAAAAAATGAATGCCCAGCAGGAAGATGTTGCAAAATGTGCAGATGCCGTATAGTATTTGGCTTTAAACAGATTAAATATTAGAGTATGGAAGATTATAGCAAACTTGTGATAGAATTGTACAGAGAGCAATTCTTGGCTTATACAGTAGGTTTACCCGTAAACGTAGATAGCATTTTCAGTGTTCAAGATTGCCTTCTTAAAGCGATTGATAAAGCAAAGGTTAATAATGAGCCTACAGATTACCTGGTGAATTTGAAAAATGAAGTTGATTTTTTGAAGTACCAAATTCTAAGATAATGAATAATGCAGAAGCTAACAGACCTATTGCAAACCGTTTCTTTGAAGCCTTTGATGCTCTTGTGGCAATGGGTAAGATAAAAAGCGTGAGAAGCTATTGTGATCCCAACGGTGTAGATAGGCGAAATATGGAGTTACTTCGTAAAGATCCTACACGAAACTTACTACAACCATTTTGGCTGGTTCCTTTGATTACTGAATATGGTGTTAGCGCAAAATGGCTTCTTACTGGAAAAGGTAAGATGTTAGAAAAATAAAGCGATACTTTAAACAGTGTCGCTTTTTCTTTTCCCCTTAACAATCCCCTATATATACTCTATTATTAATATATAATCTTCTTATTATTATATTATAT